AATCGCAATTCGCTGAACGGCGCAAGCCCGATACGTTGATTGCGATACCTGTCCCGGCTTGGAACACCACCGTGTATTTCTGGCCGGACATGACGCTCGCAGAGCGCCGTGAAATCTTCATGCTAGCAAAGCAGAAAGGCGAGGAAACTATCCTCGACCTTGAAGCAATGGCCGTTACTCTCATCGTGCGAGCGAGAGATAAGGACGGCAAACGGCTATTCAATAAAGCCGAACGCATGGAATTGATGAACGACTACGACCCCGAGGTTATCACCGAGATCGTAGCGGCCATGAATTCTCCAGTTCCGACATTGGAGCAAGCCGAGGGAAACTGATCGAGGACGGACATCTGCGAGCGATATATGCTCTCGCGCTCCGGTTGTCCGTCCTACCTGATCAGATTTTCGAGATGACAGAGAGCGACTTCTACCACCTTCTTGCCGCTTGTAAATTAGAGGCAGAGGATCAGGAGCGAGCATGGCGCAAGCACAAGTAGCAATTACCGCAGTTGATAAAACGCAAGCAGGGATCAACTCTGCTATGCGTGGACTGAAGGGATTAGGCGACCAAGTATCGGTTCTGAAACGAGCCTTTGCCGGGATTGGTACGGTAGCGGTCGGTCAGTTCCTTGTTAGAACTGCATCCGAGGCTATTAAATACGGCGATGAGTTAAGTAAAGCATCGGTAAAGTCAGGGCTTGCAGCGCAAACAATTCAGAGCCTTGCTTTCGCTGTTGGTAAAACTAACGGCGAACTAGTCGGATTCTCTGACAGCCTTCGTAAGATGCAGATCAATTTGTCGCAAGCCGCCTCTGGTGGTAAGGCGCAGAAAGAAACGCTCGACGCTCTTGGTATTTCTATTCAAGAGATTCGCGCACTACAACCTGATCGACAGTTTGAATTGATTGCTGATCGAATCAGTATGTTGAAAGACCCTGCTGATAAGGCTCGCGCAGCAAATGAATTGTTCGGCAAGTCTGGCGCTGATTTACTCCCTGCATTTGAAAAAGGCGCGGCTGGAATTCGTGCGGCCAGAGAAGAAGCCGAGAATCTTGGCTTGATACTTTCAGAGCAACAAGTTCAAGCACTAGCAGAAGCAGACAGCGTTCTTAAGAAATTCACTCAAAGTTGGGATGCGTTTGCTGCAAAACTAACATCAGCGGTTCTTCCTGCTATTACTAGCGTTCTTCGTGAAATATCGGGGATGCAAACGGTTGATGTTCAACTGACTAGAGCCGTCAGCGAAGTTGAGCGAATTAAAAAAACACTTTCTGAATTGCCCGGCGATGGCGGTGCATTTGGAAAGCAACTTCAAAAAGATTTAAATGCTCAAATTGAAGTTATTAAAAAACTCATGGGAAGTGCTGCTACTTCTGTCGCTGCCCCTAGCGCAAATAAGGTTCCAGGATTTATTGATAAAAGCAAAGAAGAAGAAGCAAAAAAACTGCAAGAGGAACTGCAAAAGTTAAATGAATCAACAATGAAGTCGTTTGAAAAAACGGCTTTAGAATTTAACAAATTCTCTAGTGCTGTTGATAGACTTATCAGGGAAAAAGTTATTTCTCCCGAACTTGGAACAGAGCGAATTCTGGAATACCTTGATACGGTGTTGCCAGAATATAAGGTTCAATCTAAACGGGCTGATCCTGTTAAAGAATTAAAAGATCAAACAGATCAGATGCAGGAGTTTGCAAAACAGGCGGCGCAGAACATTCAATCCTCATTTGCTGACTTCTTGTTTGATCCTTTTGAGAACGGTTTGCGCGGGATGCTCTCTGGATTTATAAACGTCATTCGTCGCATGGTTGCCGAGATTGCCGCACAAGAAATCTTGAAAGCCATATTCCTGCCCTTTGCTAGTGGCTCTGGGTTCTTTGCTAACTTTGCGAAGTCTATAACTGGCAAGGCGATGGGTGGCCCCGTATCCACTAACACCCCCTACCTTGTCGGCGAGCGCGGCCCAGAACTTTTTGTCCCGGGTACGTCCGGCGGCATTGTTCCGAACAACAAGTTAGGCATGGGTGGTGGCGTAACCGTCGCTCCCGTTTACAATATCGACGCTCGCGGCGCGACGGCTGATCTGCAACGCTCCCTGCCGGGAATTTTGCAAGAGAACAACCGACGCATCTTCGATGAACTCGACCGACGCTATGGGATAGGACGATGACAGACTACGTTTTGCCTCCCGACCTTGTAGCCTCCGAGATCGAGTGGACGCTATTCGATAACTCGGCTGTCTTTGCCTCGCCGCTCTCTGGGGCGATTCGCACGGTATCTCGACCCGGCACTCGATGGGGTGCGCGGCTACGGTTCCGCGCTGTCTCTGATCAGGATCGACGGCGGCTGATGTCGCTTATCGCTGCGCTGCGTGGGCGGGCTAATAGGCTGCGCCTGACAGACCCCGCCTATACCCTAGCGGGGTCGTTCTCATGTCCCGAATTGCTTTCTAATAACGCAGCAGTCGTTAACACTACCGGATGGTCATCCTCCAATGCTGAACTCGTCCTTTCGTCTGATTCTCATCTTGGCTTGCGTCTCACTCGCAGCGGCGTTGTTGCTGATCGTTATGCTTATCAATCTGCCGTTACGACCGTTACATCGGCTCCTTATGCGGTGCGGATGCTTCTCGGGGCGGGGCGTGGAAATGTACGAGCCGCGATAAAGGCTGGCACATCACAGGGTGGAACAACGCTAGTTAATGGCGCAACAAGAACAGAAGCCGGATATTACAGCGACTCGTTTACTGCATCGGGAACATCAAGCCATGTTTCATTTTACGATTACATATCTGGCCGCTCGGCAGGTAACTTTCAATTCCTTTCGTGGGTTTCAGCGGCTCGCTGTGCGTTGGTCAATGGTGGCTCGCAGACAGGCGGCAACCTTATCGTCGATGGTCTGCCTACTTCCACCAATGGCCTTGCTCGCGCAGGGGATTGGTTTGAGGTTAACGGCGAACTAAAACGATTGACCGCAGACCTTAACTCGGACTCATCCGGCAACGGCTATCTGATATTCGAACCGACGCTGCGAACCTCTCCGGCTGACAATGCTCCGGTTATTTTCCGCAGCCCGATGGGACGATTCCTGCTTGCAGAGGAATCAACGTCTTGGGGAACTCGCCCCGGCATCCTCTCTGATATTGAACTGTCGCTCGTCGAGGACATCACATGAGTCGAATCATCTCGGCCACTAACGCAACCGAGGCTGATAAGCCCGCAATCGTTGTCGTTGTAATGGCCGACCTAGACTTTGCCTCTGGGATGCTGCGACTACACGACGGCTCGGGAAGCATTTCCTCGGGCGGCAATACCTATCTCGGCGCAGGGCAGTTAGCAGGGCTTGATGTTATCGACGAGAACATCGACATCGTTGCTCGCGGAATCAAACTCACGCTCTCTGGCGTTGACTCGGTGACTATTGTCCCTGCAATGACCGAGGTATATCAGAACAGAGATGTCACCCTGTATCTAGGCTTTGTCAATTCAGCGACCGGAGCATTGCTCGATACACCGGAGACGATCTGGGAAGGTCGCATGAATCAGATGACCTTTAACATCGACAAGGGTTCTGCGGTCATCGAACTGACTTGCGAGCATCGCCTTCGTCGAGAGCCTCGCATCGCTCGATATACGGACGAGGATCAGCGACTGGCTTTCTCGGGCGACCGCTTCTTTGATTTGACGTATGCAATCCCCGGCTTCATGAGCAAGTGGGGATCGCGTGATACGAGTTATGGCGGCGGTGCTAAATATCCTAGCCCGAGTGATCTCGGCCCACTGAAGGAAAAGTAATGAAACGTCACGATTGGACGTATCACCTCTATGAGCAGATCGACTCTCATCTTCACCGTTCATTTGTTTGGGGTGATAACGACTGCTGTCTATTTGCCGCTCGCGTTGTGGACGCTATGTGTGATGGCGATCACGAAATGGTATTGCGCGAGAAGTATCAAGACGAGGCATCAGCCCTTGAATATATCTCTCGGTCAGGCGGTATTGCTCCGGCGGTCGATGAGTTTATCGGCTCGCATAAAGTAGAAGGTCGCCCGATGCGCGGTGATGTTGTCTTATTTGATGGCGCGAATGGTGAAACACTAGGCATCTGCGCCGGTCGATACGTTGCCGCTATGGGTACTGACGGTGTTGTTTTTGCAGATCGCCCGAAGGTGATCTGTTACTGGAGCATTTAAGATGCCACAAGCAATTCCGAGTATTATCGGGGCAATTCAATGGTCGTATGTTGCATTAAAGGCAACCGTTGTCGGGAAAATTTTAATTGCTGTCGCAACTACGGCAGCAATTAGCAAAATAACAGAAGCAATTATTGGCGTTCCGAAGATTCAGAAACAGCCGACCGATGTTGAGTACACAGGAACCGTAGAACCTCGCCGCATTATCTACGGCGAGTTGTTAGCCTCTGGCGTGAATGTTATCCCGCCGATGACATCTGGCAGCACGAACGAATACTTGCATCAAGTTCTAGCGGTAGCCGGTCACGAATGTAATCAGATTGGTCAGGTTTATTTCAATCGAGAAGCCGTCGGCACGATTTCATCTGTGACTGGCACAGAGGATGACGGCAAGATCACGACCGGAACCTACGCTAACAAGGCATGGGTTCGTCGCTATACCGGAACCGATACGCAGACGGTTGACTACAAACTAGCCACCGCTCGCCCTGCTCAATGGACTGCGGCTCATGCGGGTAAGGGTGTCGCTTACGTTGCGATGACCTTTCAATACGACGAACAGGTATATCGCACGGGCAAGCCGGAGATGACCTGTCTGGTGCAAGGCAAGAAAGTCTATGACCCGCGACTAGACTCTACGCAGACAGGCGGTAGCGGATCACAGCGGGTTAATGATCCGTCAACGTGGACTTACTCGACGAATCCTGCTCTCTGCCTTGCAGACTATTTGCTCGATAACCGACTCGGGCTTGGCGAAGATTCCGCTCGTATCGACTACGCAATGGTGATGGACGCCGCAGACATCTGCGATGAGACCGTAACTATCCCGAGTGGTACGCAGACTCGATACACTTGCAACGTAGCGTTGACCGTAACAGATCGTTTCGAGGAAAACATCAAGACCCTTGCACAAGCAATGGCGGGTGTCTGTTATTACTCGGGCGGCAAGTGGCGTATGTATGCAGGGGCGTGGTCTACCTCTGCCTTCACGCTAACCGATAACGATCTGGTTGAGGGCGGCATCTCTGTGGTGACTGCCTTCCCGTACAATCAAAGATACAACTCGGTGCGCGGGCAGTTCGTCAATAAGGATCGCAACTGGCAACCGATGGAATATCAGCCGGTGATAAACACCAGTTATGTCACGGCTGACGGCGAGCAAGCGTGGCTAGAGACAGACTTTGCCGCTTGCAGCAATGAGTACGAAGCACAGCGTCACGCAATCTTGCTCTCTCGTCGCAGTCGTAACGGGCAAGCCGCGACGGTTCGTTGCGGGATGTCAGCCTTTAAGATTCTGCCGTTCCAGACCGGAACGGTGACGTTCTCCGAGATCGGATGGACAAACAAGACGGTGCGCTGCGAGGGGTGGAGGTTTGACCCTAACGGTGCAGTTGAGT